AGCAAGAGACCTAGCCGACATTGTAAGCGGTAACTTTGCGATCCCAAGTGGGTCACTTAGTAACTCCTTTGATGGACAATATAGCTCCCTAACAGGAACACCAGCCGCAACAACTTTAACATCACTAGGCATTGACACTCGCGTTCTGCCAACAGGCTGGTCAGCAGCCCTGTCAGGTACAGATATGGTTCTGTCACACAGCGGCACATCAAAAGTAAAGATTGCTTCTGATGGTTCTGTACTAGCTACTGATGATGTTACAGCCTTCGGGAGTATTTAACTATGCCAGCAATCCCAAACTCAGGAGCAATTTCATTAAGTGATTTTGCTACAGAGTTTGGGGGAACCGCGCCTCACTCGATGTCTGAGTATTATCGGAATGGGGCAAATGTTCCCTCAAACAATAGTAACGTGCCTACCGCTGGTGCATTTCGCTTTGGGCAAATGCGTGGCGCAATCAACGAGATTGCTATCGCTGCAACTAGCGGTGCTAACGTAGATTTGTCTAGCTTGTTTGGTGCTAACTGGACAAGCACAGTACCTAAGCGTTTGACCATTGGGTCTGGCGTTACCATTGGTGGCACAGGCTCAAGTGCAGCTATTATCATCCCAAGCAATATGGCTGGCACTCTGGAAATCGACAACGCTGGTAGCGTACTTGGCTTTGGCGGTGCAGCAAACGGTGGTGCAGGTGGCAATGCCATCAGCAACTCAGCGTCTGGAGTAACCATCAACAACACTGGCTTACTAGCTGGTGGTGGTGGCGGTGGCGGTCTAGCTGGCAATGGCGGCACCGGCGGGAATGGCAGTTATACAACGTCTTCAACAGTAACTGAAAGCCCTTCATTTCATCAAGATAACCATTATTGGGAGGCCAGAAATGCCAACGAAAAGTTAGTATGGCAAGGCACCATAATTTTTAATGGCTATCTGTCGCAAAACGCAGGGAATAATTGGGGAACAAGGATTGTCATAGGCGGTTACACTTATGATCGCGGGGTAACTCGCCAATCAGATGACAAATGGACTAAACTTGATCTCAGTCGGTTTTACACTACTTCATCAACCACAAATACTTCTGGCGGCGGTGGTGGCTCTGGTGGCGTTGGCGCTGGCTACAATCAATCAGCCACCAGCGGTTCGGCAGGTTCCTCCGGCGGCACAAACGCTGGCAATGGCGGCACAGGCGGCACAGGCGGCGGTTATGGCGCTTCAGGATCGAATGGCAATTCAGGTTCTAACGGCAATACATCAAACGGCTCAGCCGGCGGTGGCGGCGGTGCGGGTGGCAAATACATTCGCGGGATTTCTTTCGTAACATTCACAAACAACGGCGCGGTCGCGGGCGGCACGGCATAGAGGATAAAAAATGACTGATCCAATTTACACAGTGACAAAAATTTCAACAGATGGCGTTCAAGTTGAATTTGAAGATGGCTCGTGGGCTATTTTGCCGGTGACGGCAGACATGGAGGCCGCTGATGTTGATGATTTGGCTTTGCAATACGCTCCAAAGGACTTGACCCCGCCAGCTTTTTTAAGCGTTGGAACGCAAAGGTCAGCGGTTAAAAAGCTTGATCCGATTGCTGATGAGTTTGTGCCAGAAAGCGCGCCAGAATAGTGATCGCTTTTCCAATTGTTGACCTAATCCAAACCGCGCTCCTTCTTATGGTTATTTTTCAGCTTCATAAAAAATGATAGAATTTGTCCTGTTCGTTTACGTCGGGGCTAATGTCTACAATCAAACTCAGGTTTTCGCAGATATAGACCGATGCCTTTATTTTGCGCAGCGAATTGCTGGTCAGTATGTCCAAACGGCTGACGGCTCGCGACTGGTTTCTGCCGCCTGCCTCCCTAAAATAAAGGTGAACTAATGGAACCTATCACAACGGCAATCGCTGCGGTTACGGCTGCCTCAAATGCAATAGGCTTCATAAAATCGCGGATCAACGATATCCAATCTGTCGCCGAAATTGGGGAGCAGATTGGAACGCTTTTTATGGCTCAAAAGAAGCTAAATGAGGAGCGCAATAAACAGGCTGGCGTCGGCGATATAAAGTTTAAGTCAAGCATCGACGCGGTGCTTGAGGCAAAGCGGCTGAATGAACAAATGCAACAAGTCGCAACGATGATCAATATGCGATGGCCGAAAGCGGCCGATCAAAAATCAACATGGCAAGAAATCATTGACCATCATAATCAAGCATTGCGTGAGCAAAAAGAGGCGCAAGAAAAAGCTGCGCGCGAAGCGCTTAGAAAACAGCACGAAACAGAGGAGACAATCAAGACGGTCTTACTCATCGCCGTTGTTGCCGTCATCGGATTAGGCCTGTTCGTCTTTTTATTTTCAACTTTATCGAAAGCATAAAAAATGAGCGTTGAACGTGAACTTGGCGAAATGTCCAGCCGCTTGCGAACTTTAGAACGCGAAATGGCTGAAACCAGATCGTGCCTAAAAGAAATTCACGAGCTTGCTTTACAAGCGAAGGGAGGCTGGAAAACTGTCATGCTTTTGGCTGGCGTTGCTGGATTAGTCGGCGCCATAGCAACGAAAGCCGCTTTAGCGATAGGGTTTCTGCCTCGATAATGTCTGCAATCGTAACTGGTCGGATAGGCGAGTATATCGCCGCTGCCGTATGCGAAATGCACGGCTGGAAAACCGCAATATCACCAGCCGCCGGCTTCGACATGATTGCGACTAGAGGCTCATCAATTTATCGTGTCCAAGTTAAAGCGTCATCGTTTCATGCGCCGGATGGCAAACGATACGCGGCCGGAAAGCTGCAATGGCATTTTGGCATTGGCGGCGGCAAGCGCGCACCAACAATTGATGACTACGATTTTGCTGCTTTAGTCAGCATCCCTCACCGCAAGTGCATCTTCATGCCGATAGAAGAAATCAAAACAATCACCCTTTCAAGATCAGGCGACATTTTTGACGACCATGAACTTGAGTCCTCATCACTTCATAAAACTTTGGAGATTTTAAATGATCGAACTTCCTAACCGCCGCCCATGCGTTTCACAAGACGTCGGGGAAGGTATGACCGTCACTGTTTCATACCACCCAAAGTCAGGCGATGCGGTTGAGGTTTTCCTCACTGGCAGAGGCGTAAAGGCATCCGACAGCCCGATGGCTGAAGCGCTTTATCGGCTTGGCGTTGTTGCCAGCAAAATGATGCAAAAGGAAAATGATGATGATGAGCAAGCTGCTTGATTTAGTCAAACTGCATGAAGGCGTGGTCAGTCATGCTTATGAAGACAGTCGCGGATATTTGACTATCGGCGTTGGCCGGTTGATTGACAAAAAGCTTAACGGTGGCCTGTCAGAAGATGAAATAAACTATCTTTTGGCAAACGACATAAAGCGCTGTGAGGATGAAGCCATGCTTTATCCGTTTTATGCAAGGCTAGACGAAGCCCGCAAAGCCGTCATTATTTCTATGCTTTTCAACTTAGGAAAACCAAATTTTGACAAGTTCCAAAATCTTCAAGCCGCGTTGTTGGTTGGCGACTACCGACTAGCTGCGGCTGAAATGTTGCGAAGCCGTTGGGCAGAGCAAGTCAAAGGCCGCGCAGTTGAACTATCTAAAATGATGGAAAGCGGAGAATGGCATTGACACCAGAACGCCTTGACGCGTGGCGCATAGTGCCGCGATTGCTGATTTTAAGCTATATGGTGGTTTTCTATCAAACTTGCTCGTGGTTCATGGCTTTGCCTGAGCCAAATAATGCACAGGCCGGTTTTGTTAGCGTCATCGTGGGCGCTGGCGCTGCTTGGTTTGGTTTGTATGTCAACAGCAAAGGCCAAAGCAAATGATCACACAGATTTTAAGTTTAGCCAGCCCGATCCTTGACAAGTTTGTGCCTGACGCTGATACAAAAATGAAGTTAGCGGCAGAACTTGAAACCCAACTTATTTCGCTGCAAGCTGCGCAAGCTGCAACAAATCTTGAGCAGGCTAAACACCCATCAATTTTTGTCAGCGGCGCAAGGCCGGCGATCATGTGGATTTGTGCTTTAGGTTTGGCCTCGCAATTTTTTATCATGCCGATTGCTGAATGGGCTGTCGCTATTTGGGCGCCGGAAATTATCTTGCCAAAATTGCAGACTGAAGAGCTTATGAGCCTGACGCTTTCGCTTTTGGGTCTGTCAGGAATGCGGTCTTGGGAAAAATCGCGTGGCGTTGCTCGCGAAAATATGAAATAGCGTTTGTCCGCCGAAAATTGCGGACACAGCGCCTCTAAGTAAATTCTGGCACAGACATGCCCAAAACAAGCCAGCGGCGTTTTTAGCGTCCATCATAGGTTTCCATAGCTCCATCATAGCGCCATCTTTAAAAGTAAATCGGTCATAGCGCCATCATAGCGCCAACGAATAAATAGCGCAGAATACAGCCACTTTTTTCAGGCTCATAACCTGAAGGTCGCAGGTTCAAATCCTGCCCCCGCAACCAAAAACATAACAAAATCAACAGTTTCTAGCCTCGCAAGCCTTCGGGTTTGCGGGGCTTTTCTGCGTTTTAGGCCTATCCCATAGCGCCATCCATAGCGCCATCCCGTCAGGTTTTCTTCGGTTTATGCGCATTTAATGCGCTTTTATGCTTGCATAATAGTAAATATGCGCATATTGTCTTCATATGGAAACAAATTGCTGGAGGGCAAAGATGATGTTTTTTTGGAGAGACAAGGTTCGCATTAAAGACGCTGATAACTTTTATAATGGTCAGGTCGGGGTTGTTGCCGATTGTTTTTTTAAGACATTAGGCGAGGGTTCAAAAGACTTTTGTAAAGTCGAAATAAAAACAGAGGGCGCAACCATAGCCACTTTTGTTGATAACTGTTTTTTGGAGAGGGCATAATGGAAAAGCTTGTTTTATATGCGCAGCCTTACAGCCTTGACGCAGAAGGCTTCTACTTCAGCGACATGGCAGATTATGACAAAAAATACTCTGCCAATCGCGACAGCTTCGGCGGGCTTGTCGAGGAATACGAAATCCAAATGATAGATGGCCGCAGTATCGACATCGCTTTTGGGATTGCGGTAGGTGTAAATCAGGCCAACTTGCCGGCATTTTTTGAGGCGGTTGATAGCTGGTCTGACTATGAGTTGGTTCGCGCAACTTTGGCGCACAAGGAGGGCATCGCGTCAAGCTGGTTTAGCAACGATGCCAGCGCCAGCGATTATGACCATATAATTATATATGAGGATATGACGTTTGATGAGTTGGCTGAACAGTTTGTTGACGATGGGCATTATGGCGAAATTCCAGAGCCGCTTGTTGGCTTCATTGACTACAAACAAATCGCGCATGAGTTGAAGCATAGTTACAGCGAAACGGAGATCGCTGGCACCAACTACATTTATCAAGCTGACTAGGAGGGCATTATAATGGATATTACAATTTCAGACGGCGAAATGCTGACTACCACTAAGCATGGCAAAACGGTCGGCGTCATTTATTATCGTGACCTTCAAGGCCGGTCTAAAAAAGCTATCACCAAAAATTGCCCGCAAGCATGGAAAAAGAAACGCGATCAGATACGCGATATGCTGGTTAGCGGCAGGGCTGGCGCATCAAAGATTAGTCTTGAATCGGTTGCTGCGCAGGCTTTACGCGAGCGCCAAAAACTTATTGGCAAGCGCAACGGCTTGCGCCAGCAAACCTATGGCAACGATGAGCGCCATGTCAGGCTTCATATTGTGCCGCGCATAGGCGACAAGCAGATGGCGCGCCTGTCGGTTGCTGATGTTAATCTGTTTATCCAAGATATGCGGGTGCGCGAAATTGCGCCAAAGACGCAAAGAGAGATCGTTCACACGTTGAGCATGATTTGCAAATACGCTGTCAATAGCGGCATATTGCAGACCAATCCATGCACCAAAGGCGACAGGCAAGCCATAAAGGGCAATGACGGCGCGCGTGATGGTTATCATGCTGATGAAGTTAAAAGCATCCTTGCCGCAACGACACGCCATTACACAAAAGCGCTGATCCATGTCGCAGCTTTCACCGGCTTGGCAGCAAATGAACTGCAAGGTCTGATTTGGGATTGCGTTGATCTAAAAGCTGGTAAAATTTACGTCAAGCGCACCGGCTATCGGGGCGCCTTAGTTGACGAAACAAAAACGCCGTATCGGGTTCGCGAGTTGCCGTTAGATAGCACAACCATGCGCATCTTGCGCGAATGGAAACTGCAAGCAGACAGCGACTATTTTGTTTTCCCTAGCGCAAGTGGCGTCATGGGCGATCAAAAGCATTGGTCAGGCCTGCTAGAAACGATCTGCCGCCATGCGAAAGTCGAGTTTAAAGGCATTGGCGGATTCCGCAAATTTTATCACACGCAGCAATTGCTGGCCGGCGTTCCAGAAAACATCCGCAAATATCGGATGGGTCATAGTAAGAAAAGCCAAACAGCGATGGTGCATTACACCGTCACTGATCTTTCGCTGGCTCATCATCCGGCTGATATTGAGAAGATTGTCCAAGCTGTTTCGACATAATTAAACAGCGCCGCGAATGGTGACTGTGAAGCATAAGGCTGGAAATTTTCCAGCCTTTTTGTTGGTAGTCATAAAGTTCATCATGGCCGACATAGCGGCAGATTATTTTTCCAAACGCCAAACCCGCCACCCTTTTTCGTGCCTCATAAGGCGTTTGACCGGCCGCGCGCCTATGTAAATCAAAGCATACCTCAAAGATATTGCATCGTTTTCATCTTTAAAAAGAACGCTGTCGCCGTTGTTCATTTGGCGCGCCTGTTGCGCCCAAAAACCTTTTGGCTTTGGTATTTTAATCCCGCTTTCGATAAGCAGTGAATGTTCTTCATTTAACGCTTCACTTTTGACTGAAAATTTTTCCATCTGAAATTTTTCTGGTGAAGCTTTAGTCGAAACTTTGCCGTCAATTTTAAAATGCTCCATTACAAATCCTCCCATCTGATAGGCTTGCGGCGCTTGTCAAAACAAGCCCGCCCGCATAAAAACTCTTTCGCTCCATTTACTAGCCAGCCACTATCATCTAAAAGCACCATGCGCCCGCATTGGACGCACTTAGCCTCGCGACTAATGTGCCGGCTATTCCTTTTCTTTTTCACGCATCGCCTCACCTGCGCGCCGCAAAAACTCAAGCCCCATCCCATACATTTGATGCGGCGTCATGGTCTTCTGCGCTTGGTTTGTGCCGATAACCAGCAAACACCCCTCGCCATTTGGCACAACTAGCAAGGGGTGCTCTGGCCTTTCTGCAATGCTAGAAAGGGATTTCGTCATCGTCGTTTGCTTGCGTAGTTGGTGCGGGCGCTGCCGCCTGCGCGGCTTGTGCGGGCGCTGCCGCCTGCGCGGCTGGCTTTGCTGCGGGTTGCTTATCAGCGGGTGCTAATTTTAGCTTTCCAGCTTTCCAGCCAACATCTTTGTCGCGCAGATCAACGTAATAAAGCTTCCCGCCGACAACGACTTTGCCGCGCCAATCGCGATGCCAATCTTCTTGTTTGTTTGCGGAGTCGTCATTGAGGCTGATCGTCAGTTCATCCTCGCCGTATTTCACCAATTTTTGTTCTTCACTCATGCGCTTTGCTCCTTTGAAAGCTGTTTCGTTAATTCAAGTTTTTTTGCGGCAAAAATCTTTATGATTTGCTCGCTTGAAGGTTGTAAAAACCGAAACATCTGCTCAACGCCATCAAGACTTTTAGCGGCGTTGACGGCGGTTGTTATGATCTGAACCACCTCGTCGTAACTGCCAGCCGCTTTGATCTTTGCTTGCATATTTTCAAGATATATTTCGGCGGCGGTTTTTTCTTTGCCTGCATCTTCCATTTTTTTGATGGGCGCCTTAAAGGTGGCGGCTGCTTCGCCGGTGGAGGGAGAAACGCCTTGCGAAGCAGCCTGACCAGCCGGTGCGGCTGATGGGTGGAGAGCATTCCCATCATCGCTTCTGGCTGGCTTTGTTTTTGGTTGGTCTTGTAATTCGCCATTTATAAAGCCGTCATCGTCCGTCACGCCGACGGCTAAACCTAGCGCAGCATTCAGACCGTAACGCCGCGCATAGGTTGAGGCAGAGCCGACCTTTTGCGCGTTTGTCCAATCATCAACGTCCAAAGGCCAGTCCGACGCCGGCAATTGCTCGCCGCTGGTATGGTAAACAATCGTCCGCAACACGCGGTCGCCATCGGCTTTTGCTATGCCTTGCCACCATGAAAGCCCAAACTTGGTCGCTTCTTTTGCAGTGCTAATAACTTCGCCGATGTCAGCATAAGACCCGCGATTGCCTTTTGCATTTTTCTCTAAACCAGTCATTTGCGACTGGAACTTACTCAACGCTGTTGCGATCTCTTTCATTTGACTACCTCTATGCGTTTTGATTTGTTTTTGGCGACGCGCACTTTGATCCCATGCCCGACGGCCTCAGAAGCGTGGCGTGGAACCATCTTCTTGATTGCTGCTTCAGCTTTTTTGCAAGTATCAGCCGCGCCAACTGTCTGCGCCCAAACCTCAGCCCATTGCTTCCAATGCGGATCACCTTCCATAGAAACAGGAACAGTTTCTTCTAGCGGAACTGGCGCTTCGCTGATTGGCAATTCTGTTGGCGGCACACCCATTTCGACGCAGCCCATGAAATAGGTTGCAAGGCCGATCAATTCAGCCTGATAAAGTGGGTCTATTTTTATTTCGTGAAGGGTTGGCTCATTGCCTGCCCTAATGATCGACAGTAGGCCATAAGGGCATTTTTTGCCGGTATTTTCTTCCAGCAAATAGGCGTTCCAATGTAGTTGAGGGCTATAGTGCTTGCAAAGGCGCGGGATAACATCGCGCCATTCCTCGCCAGCCAAAGGCCTGCCCATAGTAAATTTTGCGTCGATGACGGCCTGCTTGCCACGATATTTAGGCACAGAGCCGTCTAACGTGCAGCGCATTATCTTGTGTTTTTTGCTGGTTAGCACGGCCTGACGGTTTACGATCTCTAAACCATGCTTGTGCTGACACCATTCTATATTCAGTTCTTCGGTGATATGACCCATTAAAACAGGCCAGACCATAGAAAGATCATCGGCTTCTATTTCGCCGCGCTTCCTTAAATATAGCTGGTGGATGCGTTCAGCATTGCCGGAAGCCAGCGTATTTATATCGCTACCGCCGACAGTGCTAAAACGCTCATTTAATGACTTTGTGCCAAGCTGATATTTAGCAAAAAATGCTGGCGTTAAGTCGTTTTTTGAGGGTTGCTGTTGCTCATCCATACACCCCTTTTACTATTATGCAAAACGTATGTCAACATATATGCGCATAATATGCTCAAATGTCATATTTGACCATGACTATTTGATCCACCTCAATGTCACGGCTGAACTCTAGCTCCTCTTGTGGGTCTATGGTTTCGATTGCGCAGCCGTCTTTATCAATAGATGTCAGGATGCCCATAAAGCCCTTTTCTTTTTCCCGCACAATAACAAGCGAACCGATCTTTGGTTCGATGCTAGGATTTACGAAAGCCAGATCACCATTCGATATTTTAGGGCTTAGTGCATCGCCGAAACAGAAACAAGCATAGGCACCATCAACGTCAGCCAATTCTGGCGGACAGTCCACTTTGCTCATCATTTGTTTGCTAAAGTTTAAGCCATCGCCATCGGCTGATGGAAAGCCATAGACCGGCAAGGTTTCAGCCGGTGCGATGCTCTTTATAACGTCTGCGACATATTCTTCTATGATTTGATTTTGCTCAACGCCAAACGCTTTGGCTAAGGCTGCTTGATGCGGCGTGATTTTACGCTTGCCGCTTTCTATTCTTGAATATTCTGCTTGCCCGATATTAAGGATTGAAGCGATATCGGCTTGCCTCTTGCCAGCCATTAACCGCAAAGTTTTCAGATTATTTTGGTATTCCATTTTTATCCACCTCGCCCTGCAAGCGCCTCACCAAACTTCCTATCAATTCAAATAAGGCCGTTGGCGGCGCTACAGCGGTGCAGTCTGTGTCAAATTTGCAATAAGCATTTTTCGTGAATATGCCTTCCATAATCAGCTCCTTTAAGCTTTTAGTTGAATTGAGGACTCTAGCATATGTTTACTTTTATGCAACTATTAAGCGCGTAAAATAAAAATATGCTCCTAAGCGAGTTGACTTTGACGTTCATGCGCATATTATGCCTGATAATAAACATAACAACAGGTGGCGTATCAAAATGAAACTCAACCAATATCTAGTAGAAAACGCCATATCGCAGAAAGAATTTGCGGCGCGGTTGGGCGTCTGCCAAGCGACCGTTCATAAATATTTATATAAAAGCACAGTGCCACGCATGATGAGGATGATGGAAATCCATAAAATGACTAAGGGCGCTGTCACTTTTCAAGACTGGCTGGAAATGCACGAAAGCGACTCGCATGGGTAAGGCCAGCCGCGACAAAGGCGGGCGGTTTGAGCGCGAGCTTGTAAACACTGCAAAAGCGCATGGTCTTGAGGCTTATCGGGTTCCGCTTTCTGGCGCTGCCGCCGGCTTTAAAAATGACATCATCATTAAGCAAGGTCGGACAACGTGGGAGATCGAGGCCAAAAAGCGCGCAACCGGCTTCAAATTTATTTATGACAATATAGTCGGCGCCGACATTTTGGTTATTGGCGCAGACCGTCAAAAGCCATTGGCCGTGCTTGATTACGAAGATTTTTGCGATCTCTTAAATGGAACGCTGAAATGAAAAAGCCTCCGACAAATTTGCCCCGCAAGCATGAGGAAGAAGATTTGATCGCGCTTTTCCGTACAACTGGAAATGGAAATTACGCGCTAGGGATAAAGCGCATCGCTAAGTGGATTGGCATAACTGAAAAGCACGTCAGGTTTTGGTTCGATTACCAGCAACGGATTCCAGACCATTGCTTCGATGAAGTCCAGCGCTGTTGCGAGCATTACAGCGGCCGCCGAGTGCCAATAAGAATAGCAAATGAGGATATAGCGATGCGGGGCTGCTTGCGCTGCCAGCGCAAGTTTGAAAGCACGCACAAAGGAAATCGCATCTGCGGCGTTTGCAAAAAGGGCATCCAATACAACAAAGATATCGGCGGTCTAGACGAATATAGGACTATGGCAAAATGATCCACGTGACGCTCAATAGTTACGAACTGGCACAAGCTGGCACGACTGGCTTGCTGCGCAACATTGCGGCATTGAAGCGCGGTTATAAAAACAAAGTCGAACCAAATGCGGCCAATTGGCAAAACCATGTTGAAGGCGCCTGCGGTGAAGTTGCCGTTGCCAAACTGCTTGGAAAATATTGGGGCGGCTCAATCAACACATTCAAAGAGGGCGGTGATCTTGACTCGACAGGTTGGGAAGTCAGGACACGTTCAAGCCATCATTATGACCTTATTATCCGCGACGATGACGCTGATGATAGGGTTTTTATTTTAGTGACCGGCTCTGCTCCAAACTATCAGGTGCATGGTTGGATTTTAGCTGCGGATGGGAAGCAGCAACGGTGGCGCAAAGATCACGGCGGATATGGAGCCGCCTTTTTTGTGCCGAAAAGCGCTTTGCGCAAATTAGGAGAGTTAGATGAGCATCAAGGCTGTTAGTTGGGCTTTTGAACAGAAGCTGGATGACCCTATCGCAAAGCTGATTTTGATCGGCATATGCGACCGTTTTAACCCTGATGTCGGCTATGCTTGGCCGTCGGTGCAATGGCTGGCTGATGTTGCTGATTGCAGCCATCGGACAGCGCAAAATAAAATAAAGCTGCTTCAGGAACTAGGCTTTGTTGTTAAAAATTACGTCCGCGAAGGCAATACAAACCTCGCCAATCGTTACCGGCTTCCAAACCTTGAGGGGGGTGCAAATGGTGCAGGGGTGCATGAGCTGGTGCATGAGGGGGGTGAAGACAGCTTGCATGGGGGGGATGAAGACAGCGTTCACCCAAACAATAGAAACGATATTAACAATAAAGATATCACCAATTCGTTTTCTCAATGGTGGGAAAACTCACCCAAAAGGGTCGGCAAGAAAGCAGCATTGCGCGCTTATA